CAAACCCCAGCATTTTTTATTGATTATAATGAAAATGGTAGTAGTAATACAACAGCAGCCAGTACAGATACTGGTGGTATAGCACTTAAAGATGGACATTACAGTTTTAAACACGCAACTGACACCGACGGCAAACCATCAGGCTCAGGCTCCAGTACTAATTATAAATCATTTAATACAAATAACTATCATTGGCGTAGTATTAATGCAGAAGCTTTAACTCAAAGTATCATAGGTGACCCACATATCAAAACTTTAAATGGAGAATACTATGAGTTTGATTATCTAGGTTCATTTAGACTTTTGGAAGACACAATTAATGGTGAAAAACTTATTATTAATGGAAAATCAGAACCAGGTCCTGCACGTTGGAAAACTAATCAATATATTAAAAAATTATTTATCCAAAGGGGAGAAAATTATATATTGATTGATATGGGATTTCGTGGAGAAGAGGTTACTGTCCTTGAAGAAAAAGGATTTATTTATACGGAAAAAGAGTTAGATTTTCATAAAGATGCCAAAAGGTATTCATTAACAAGTAGATATAAAACAACTAGTAGAACCGAACCAGTAACCGAAGATTTACCTAGACTTATAAGAAATAAAATTAATTTTACTATTGATGATAATAACAAAAAATCACTTATCTTTTTTGAAATATCCAATGTAAATGAATATAATTTACAACCGTGTCGGTTGCATATTAAATTAGACAACTATAATGTCTATTCTAAAAAATCAAAAGGTTGTTTAATTAGTAGATTACATGCACCCGCATCAAAATTAAATGACATAAAATCATGTGAACCTATAGATCTTTTATCTCTTAAAGATATGGATGAAATCCCTGAACTAGAAATTAATCCAATATTACGTAATAAACAGTGGAATTAAATCATTTTAAAATTTTAATAAATTTAACAAATTAAAATAATATTTAAAAACTATTTTAAGTTGAACAAACACACTATATGATGATGAAGTTTCTGTATATTATAGCATTCTTTATATATTTCTTGAATATTATTCATAATATATCAGCATATAAACCCCGTATTTATATGCGAATACCTCAATATTTTGTCAATGATCGTGTTATACAATTTCTAAATACAAATAGAATAAATAATTGCTTTGAGTTTGAAGAAAGCCCAACAAATCTTTTATTGAAATGTTGGAGAGAAAATCAATTAGTAAATGTTAATATTAATATCGATAGAGAATACCAACAAAAATATCTTCTTGAATCTTTTAGCATATAATTTTATATTGTTAATATATAAATGAATAGTCATTGTAGGACAAACAAACTTTCCTGCTGCAGAACTAAATGCTTTACAGATACTATGGTAATGTTTAAAAAAAATGTTGGTATAAGTCAACCTAAAAATGCTCCTCCCAGAGCATTGCGTAGTCTCAAGCACAAAGGAATAAAAACAATTAATCCAGATACACATACGACGTTAGACAATTTTTTTGTAAGCGATGGATTTGGTCAACCAAATTCTGCAAATAGAAAACAACATACATTTAATATATCTAAAATGGAAAAAAATGATAATTCCACAACTCCAAATTTACAAACTAAATCAGATAATAAACAAGATGCAAATGGTCAAAAATACAAAATTGGATTTATGTATAAATCACAGGCAGATGTTGAATCTAATGTAGGATCTATGGATCGTTTACAACGTTTAAAAGCCATACAAATTAGAAAATATACTAATTAATCACTTTATCTTTTATAAAATTAAAATGATCAGAAATATTACCCCATATTTTATTAATACCTATTGAAAATAAAAGCATTAATGACGCACTAAATACCATTTGTTTCTTTACATTAGTTAATTTTATATTCATATAAGGGTTAAAATAAAATATTAATAATAAACATACATATATTTCATAATAAAATACAAAAATTAAAAAATATTGTTGCGAGTTAGGTATAATATTTACAAATGTTAATCCATAAAATATATACCATGCAAATGTCAATAACACAAATATATAATCAAATAAATTCATTATATATTTTAATTAGATTTTATACTTTATAGCCGTCTCCATGACATTTACCACAAAAATCATATAGTACAAATCGTAATTTATTTTGACAAAGATAGCATCTCTCATTATTTATACATGTTTCGCAATATTTTTTTTTATGGAGTTGATCTTGCGTTAATTTTATAAACCCTGTTCCTACACAAGTTTTACACCTTATTTGTTTGGTTTTTGTCATAATATAATATTATTTGATATAATATTATTTGATATTTATTTTATATTTAATTGATATTTATTTTATATTTATTTTATATTTATTTTATATTTATTCTAAAAAGAAGATTATTCAGATAACTGCTTATATATATCAAGTGTTCGGGCAGAAGCATCGGTAGCATTTACAAATTTAGGCATCCAAAAATATGGAACAATTTTTTGACAACTCGCCGATTTATAATATTTGCAAAAAACATCTCTATAATACATTTGTTCCAAGGTGGTTGGTTTATTATATGTATACGGGTTCATATCTGTCAATATTTTTTGTTGAATTTTTTCGCTAATATGACAATATTCTGTATTTTTAACATGATCCTGTATAATTTCAAACCATGATTTGGTTTTTTTACTTACACCATCGCTAAATGCTTCTTTTGTTCTCCATAATACCTCTTTCGGCAATAAATAATTACCATATTTTTCTACAGCCGATCTCATAATAAACTTCTCACATTGTCCATTTTGGTTATGATATCGTAAATTTGGAGAGATAGATAAATAATTTGACACAAATGCTCTATCTAAAAATGGTGTTCTTGCTTCTAATCCATGAGATGATATACTTCTATCTGATCGCAATACATCAAAATAACAAATATCTTCAAGCAACCTAATACACTCTTTATCGAAGTCTAAGGCATCCGGTGCCTTATAAAAATACATATACCCACCCATAACTTCGTCTGCACCATCACCATTAAATATAACTTTTGCATCTGAGTTTTCTTTAATATATTTACAAATTAACCAATTTCCTACACTTGCTCTTACAGTAGTAGTATCATAACTTTCAATTGTCCGAATAACATGAGGAATTGCCGTCAAAAATTCTTCTTCTGACACAACAATCGAATGATGAATAGAACCAATATGATCCGCAACGATTTGTGCATATTTTAAATCTTCACTACCTTCCATACCAATACTCCACGTATGCAAATCACCTTTATAATGTTTTTTAACCAATGCAGCAACTAAACTACTATCTAATCCTCCTGATAATAGACACGCAACCTCCCTATCCGTATTTTCTACTCTTTTTATAATTGCATTTTCTAGATTTATATAGACACTTTTTAATATACAATCATTTTCTTTAGTAAAATGACAAAAATCCCGAATTTGATTGATTTGTTTTTGAGATTCAAGTACAACTTGTTGATCCTTTATTGAAAATGTTATCAAACTACCCGGTTTAACCTGTTTTATGTCATTCGTTAATTCATGAAATCTATCTATATTTTTTAATTCACTCCCCAAAGCATATCCAATTGTTGTTTCCCCGTTATCTGTTTGAATAAATGTATTCAAAAATAAAGGACGCACCCCAAACAAATCCCTAGCCACAAATATTTTATTTTTATTTAAATCAACTAATACAAAAGCATAAACCCCATCCAATAATTTTAATGTATATTCCATACCGTATTTCTCATAACAATATATAATAACCTCGCAATCCGAACCGCTTTTAGGGGTGATATCCAAAAACTCATATAGTTTTTTGTAATTATATATTTCACCATTACACATCAATAATATATTATTTATTTGAAATGGCTGATTTGCTTTTTCATCATGATAACCGTTAATAGCCAATCGATGAAATCCCAAATACATATTATGTTGGAATAAATAATGAAATTGACTATCTTCAGGACCTCTATTTTTACCTTCTAAAAATAGCATTTTAATAACACCATCGCTATATTTCAGATTATTAAATAAAGCAAAAATACCGCACATATATAGGTTATTTTAGGAAATTTCTTTTAACTTATTTTTGTTATCCTATATATATGGGAACAAATCTTCATGATGTACATTACTGTCAAATGGATAGAACAACTGAATTAAGCAATAGAATATCTAATAGAAATATACCAAGTCATCAAATCGGCCAAAGTTATTTCGGAAGACCTGTAGATACATATGCTACATTATTTCCTATGTTAGATTGTCACCAGCCTTCATCTGTAGAGCATGGAAAATTTCCAGTTTATAACCAACATAAGATGTTTAATCCTGGCCAATCAGCACCATTTAATGGTTTTGCAAAAAATGTCGATCTTGAAACTACTTTAAGAAATACAATACATCCACTTCAAAAAGCACCACAAAGTAAATATATTCCAGATACCCAAAGTGATTTATTTCATAATCAATATTTAACACAAACTGAAAAAAAACAACAAATGAAGAATAATCTTCTTTTTCAGAAACAAAATTTCTCTCCCTTTAATCCCAATATGTGTAATTTAGGATATAAATTATTTAATAATCATACAAGAATCCAAACAAAAGATTTACCTTTTTTAGAAGAAGAAACGCGTAAAAAAGAACCTATAAATAATACAAATAATAATACAAATAATGAATAAAAAAGAGAACATAGATTTATTATATTTAACTAATCAACATTTCGTAGGTAAATATGATCAAAAAAAACAGGTTTCTGAAAATTTAAAACAATTCACTGAAGATATGAGTTTTTATAGAAAACGTATTTTTAGTACCACAAAAGACATAATAAGAGGAAAGACTATTAATAATCCTGTTAATAATTCATTTAATAATTATGCACAAGAATTAATAAAATATTTTAAATATCTCGATAAACAAGATATTTTACAACAAGAATATGATGATTTAAAAGAAAAAAATCCAACTAAATTAGATGACAACTTCAACTTAAGCGAAAAAAATCAAATAATTACTAGAGAAACAAAAAAACAAATTAAAACAATTACAGATTATATCCCGATTACAGTAAAAACAAAAAAAAAAAAAAAAAAAAAAATTAATTATCCAAAAAAAAGGGTAATTGATATTAAAAACCCCAAGTTTAGAACAAAAGGTTTGGAAAAAGAAAAATCTAAACAAATTATATGCCCAGAAAAAGAAAAAGACGTACCCAAAAATACAAAAATAAAAGTCGCGGAAAAAATACCTATAAAAAAAAATATAAAAAACAAACCAAAAAACAAACCAAAAAACAAACCAAGCGTAAAAAAAGATCTGGTCTTAGAAATTCTGGCAAACATGTAAAAAAATATAAAACTGAAAAGTGTGCACCTAAAACTAAAGATGACATATTGGGATATACATGTTATAGTTCTTCTAGTTTGCACAAAATGAAATCTATTTGGAATACAAAACATCCTGATTTAAAAATTAATAGTAATAATCCGAAAACGATTTGGGAAAATTTGCGTTTTATTTTTAAAAAAACATGTAAAAAGGAAAGTTGTTGGTTAAAACATAAATGTTTTAATGAAAATATTTCATTGGATATAAAAGAAAACACATTTGCACCCACTGCTCCTGAAGAATGGAAAAAAAAACCGGATGAATGGTTATCTAGTATAGAGATCATGGAAGTTATGAAACAATATGAAAAATCATACAAATGTTTTGAATTCATAGGGCCGTCGCCTATTGATTATGATAAACATTTATCGTATGGTGAATGCGTATGGGAAGAATTATGTAAATTTAGTTTAAAAGATAATATTAATAAGGGGAAAAAGAAGGTAGGTGTAATTTTTAATTTAGATAAACACGATAAGGAAGGATCACATTGGGTTGGTCTTTTTATTAATATCAAAAAGAGTATGATTTATTATTTAGATAGTTATGGAGAGAAAATACCTGGACAAATAAATAAATTTGTTAACAAAATTAAAAAACAAGCCAATGCTTTAAATTTAAAAAAATTCACATTACGTGAAAATAGAAGAAGACACCAATTTAGTGACAGCGAATGTGGTATGTATAGTTTATATTTTATTATTTATATGTTAAAAAATGATAATTTTGGAAAATTTACAAAACAGCGCATTAAAGATGATTACATGAAAAAATTAAGAAAAATGTATTTTAATCATTAACTTTTTAGAAAAAAGTTATCAAAAAGTTCGAACCAAAGTTAAACATGATAATATATTTAAATGTATTATCATTTAAAATTGATTTTAATTTATATATTTTTTTCAATAAAAAATGGCATCATATTTAATTGATAAACTCGAAGAACTGAAAGAAGATGAGAATAAACTCAAGGAACAACAGCGTGTTCTTATGGAAGAAATAGAATTAGATATAGAAAAGAAGCGTAGATTGGAATTAGATGGTACAATTATAAAATTACGAGCACAAGTTGGTGAATTAACTAAAAATATTGAAGGTGAAATTATGCCTGATAATATTAGTCTTGTATTAAGTTATGGTAAACATAATTATACTCAGGAAGAACAACGAGAAATCTCACAGCGGCAGAATAGGCGTAATAATTCTCTTGGAATAACACTAGAAAAATTCAAAAATAATTTAAGTAAAATGGATGAATGGATGAATAATGGTACTCCGATGCATCAAAGACTACAATTATTAGGTCAAAATATACAACGATCCCCAAACCCTTTAGAAATTCCTAGGGAAATTAAGATTTATGATGATATTATACCTATATTTACTACAATGATAGGTATAATGAAAAAACAAGAGTTTGAAATTGATAATTTAAAAAAAAAGATGGAAAATCTTTTGTAAGATTAGATCTAAAATTATAATATATTGTCTAAGTCTACAACTTAAGAATTTGTATATTGAAAAATATGCATTATCTTCAGTAAATAAAGTTAAATATGACAAATATTAAATATTTAAATATATTTTTATTTAAATATTTTAATATATATTAAATATTAATGTCTGTTAATTCAAATATAAATAAAGAATTACTTTTTGATTTATTATCAAGTGTTGTTGATGATAATGGGTTTTGATCGATATTTTTACTTTACAATCGTTTCTTGATAAAGAATGCGATATATTTGAAAAAAATAAATCACAATATAACAGTTTATCTGAAATCAATAAGATTATATTAAATAATACTTATAAATTTCTACTGGAGAACCAGTTAAAAAATACTACTAGTATATCTGTTATTAATGAAGTTGATTTATTTGATAATAAATTAAATGATAATTTTAAAATAGCCAAGGAAAATTTTGAGAATACCATAACTCTTAAAAAACCTGACGAAATAAAATTTAAAGATGAAATAGATTATGATTTACCTCCTGAAAATCTAGAAAATATAATGAACCAGACACTAGCAGATAGAGCTAATGAATTAAATAATATTACACTAAAATATTCAGATGAAAATAAAAAAAAAGCAGAAAATTGGATAAATAAAGATAATACCTCAGATGATACCATAAATACAAGTGATAGCAGTGATAACGGTGATAACACTTTACATAGACCAAAAAAATCTGTTAGTTTTGAAGAACCAGTTGAAACTTTTAATTTATTTAATAAATTAAAAAAAAAACAAGATATAAATCCCCAATTATTAACTCAAATAAACAAAAAATTAGATAAATTATTATCACAGCAAAAACTAATATTAGAATTACTATCTATACCAAAGTCTGCAAGTGATGATTCTTCTGCAAGTGATGATTAAAACTCAAGATCCCCTACCTTTAAAAATCGTGCTTTTTTAGGATCTTTTGGATTTACTTCTGTTCTACCTATTAAGATTGGATTTACGTCTATATTTGTTTTTGCAGCCATATAACTATCATAATCATAAATTTCTCCTAATTTTTTGTTTGATTTATTATAAGGTTTAATAATTCTTTCAATACCTTCTAATTTAATTTTATAACCTTTCCATTTGATAACTTTTCTATTAATTTTAGTTATTTTCTCTTTTTCTTCATTACTATAAGATGGTTTGTACGAAAAATTAGAAGGGGGTGCATTCCCAAATGAATAACATGCGATACCTTCTTTGGCATTTGATCCTATATGAATAGCGCAATCCATTGATGATTCTTTAACAGCACGTAAAATACCAGAAGTAATATTTTTTTTAATCTCTGAAATTTCATAAAGGGCCTCATCTGTAGTAATAGTAGAAGAACCATACATTCGAATAGCCTCCTCCTCATCTAATTTACTTTTATCTTTTGTTTTTAATTCTATGGAAACAGATGGCTTTTTTTCTTCTTGTGTTTCTCCATCAGGATCCCCATCAAGTTGTTTTTGAGTAAAAGTCATTAAATACATAAAAACCTCCACCGTTTTGTATTTTTCATCAAGCGCCTGGTGACTACAAATACGTCTGGCTCTGCCTACTACTTGTTCAGTTCGGACAGGGTGCCAATAAGGTTCAACAATGTGTACATATCTGGTATTTCTCAATGTAATACCTTCTGATCCACTACTTGTTATCATAAGTACCTTTATAATTTCTCCCATGTTGTTATTTGCAGCCATTTTTCTTAATTTAGATGCAAGAGAACTAGGTATAGAATCCCAAGTACCATTAAAAATATTTCTTATAATTTCTTTTTCATCTGCATCTTCCGTACCAGTATATAAAGCAAACGTCGGTTTACCAATATCTTCTTCTGTCATATTAATATCCCATAAACCCGCACTATTCTTTTTAATTTTAAATCTAGCAAATCCATTAGCCTCCAATATCATTGAAAAAATACCAATACCCTCGACAGTTCTAAATTGTGAATAAATTAAATGTAACCCTGCATGCTGTGGATCAATAATATTCTCTAATAATTTCAAAAATTTTGGACCGTATTTTTCCAATCCTTCTTTATTAAAAAACTTATGTGAAAATTTTTTTAATAGACCCATAGCTTTATTTATTCTATCTTGGTAATTATTATTTGTATTTTCTTTTATAATTTGCTGAATTTCCTGAGATTCATCTTGATCATATCGACCATCAATATTATCTAATCTATCTTTAACATTTATACCATCTAATAAATCTTCATCAACACCTTTAATATTCATTTCATCTTTTGGGGGATCTTTTGTTGAACTCTTTGGGGGATCTTTTGTTGAACTCTTTGGGGGATCTTTTGTTGAACTCTTTGGGGGATCAGATATTAAATCTTTTATTTTCTTGTTTTCTTTGGGCATAGGACGAGATAATAATACAGTTTCCCCCTCATCATCTTCTACTAATTCATTTGGAAATACAAAATTACAAAATGCTCTTGAAAAAATTCTATATGTAGATGTTGTTTCTCCATAAATACCTGAATCTCCCGCCTTTTTCTTTTTTTTAGCATTTCGAGATTCTTCTTTTCTCTCGGCATTACGAGCATCTTCATAAGCACCCAATTGAAAATGGCTCATTGGAATTTTTAAAACATGCAAATCCGTTTCTTCGTTATATCTAGGTAAAAGCGACTCTTGTGCACTTCTAAAATAAGATGTAAGTCCTAATATACGTCTTTTTAATAAATTTACCTCTTTTAATACACCAAATTTTCCCTTTGTTGTATCTATAAAGAGAGAATTAAAATCTTCTAATTTATCTGGCAATGCTTTATGCTTTTCTATTTTAATACCCTCATTTAACATTTCAATATTATTTGTATTTAATAATTTAGAAAGTTTTCGTAAGAAATATCTCTCCCCTTTCTCGCCTTTTTCATTTTGAGAAACTCCCTTATATTTATCTTTGCTCGTCCTATTAATAAATCCAAATGGATTTCGCGTAATCACTAATATATTATTAGTCGATTTATATTCAATATAATCTACTAACCTATTTTTTTTTAATATACTCATTATCTTTTTTTGATTTATTTTTCCCCCAGATTTTGAAGTACGAAGCGGTATATAATATGTTTTAATATACCCTCGTAATATATTAAAAAGTATTCCAATTTCATTAGGATAATTAATAATTGGCGTTCCTGTTAAAAATACAATTCTACAATTTTCAGCATCTAACAATAACTCATATAATTTCATTGAAAGTGATTCTTTCTTTTTTGTTAATTTATTTACGATTCTACTCACAAAATTATGAGATTCGTCAATAATAACGACTTTATTATCAAACGGATTAGATGTTTTATGCATTTCTTCGGAATCTTTAATAAGTTTATCCAAGTGATCATTGCGAATACCATTATAATTAATAAATCTGTATTTTTCCTGGATCATTTTATTTATTTGATTATCAATTGATTTTTGATCTTCAGAACTCAAAGTATCAAAATTCGGTGGTTTTTTATCAACCATCCATGCACCTCCCTTTTTCCTTACATCTTCAACTGGCAAATTAAGTATTTCACTTAATGCTTTCTCAATATGTAAATTCCCACTAGTTTCGATAAATTCCCAGAATTGATTTATTTTATATAAACTATCTCCACAATTTTTTAGTTCACTAACATAATTCATACGTAGAGATGCGGGGGTCATAATAATAATTTGGTTTGTATTTTTTAGTCCTTCTGCAATACCTATAGATGCGCATGTTTTTCCTGCACCCAACCCATGATATAACAGTAAACCTCTATAAGGGCTATAAATATTAATATAATCACGTACAATTTGTTGATGGATCATTAAACTAAACTTGGTTGATTTCGATTGTCTATCACAACTAACATCGTCTAGAGTTTGCTTTTTTAATTTATCAGCATAGGGTCTATATAATGAATTTAAAAAGTTTATAAATATTTCACGATTATTCATATAATAAGATGGCGCTTTAATGAAAATATTAGGATCTTTTTTTCCCAATCTATCTCCTAATGGTTTATCACCTACCTGTATCATAGTAGCAGGCATTTCTAAATTTACAGTTTCTATTGTGGGTTTGTTTAATTTTTTTGTTTCATTTTTTGTTTCTTTTTTTGTTTTTGTTTGTTGTTTTGTTTCTTTTTTTGTTTTTGTTTGTTGTTTTGTTTCTCCTGTAGGCATAGTCATCCTAGTTGTTAATTTAGTAACAGTCTTTCCTTTTGAACTTATTTTTGTAATTCCAGGTCTAGATATTTCACCCACATCTTCTTCTACATCTTTTAATGTATTTTCAATAGGTTCCTCTGTGTTTTCTTCAATTAAAGATAATTTTTGGGGAAATTCTGTTTTTTTTATTTGAGCAGGAATAGACATATCCTGTGCGTCACCATCTTGACGACTTTTACTTTCATCACTCATTGTTTTGTAGGTTTTATTTTTAGTCATTTTCAATCTTTCTCTAAACTCACTCATATCAGGAGCATCATCAGTTTTATCCATAATTGTTGTTTCTACACGAACTTCTCCTTTTTTGGGCATTTTAATTCCTATTTTTGCCATTTTAACTGGATTTTTTTTTTTCCTTAATTTTGCAAATAAATTTTCAGACATCTATAAATTTTAATGCTAAAAAAACTTTATATTTTAATATGTTATATTTTAATAAAATATAACCTATTTTTTGGGCTATTATGATAACTTATCTATAGCCATTCTACATGCGGATTGTTCGGCCTTTTTTTTAATTTTATGTTTATCATGTGATAATAATATAACCATTTGTTTACTAGGATTATCTTCGAGTAATTGTTTAACATTATCTAAAG